TCAATGTCACGTTGTGTAGTGCCTTTTTTATCTACCGGTGATGTCATCCAATCATAGAACTGTTTACGCTGTCGGGTTGGTATTTGTAACCCGCGTAACTGTCCTTGATTAATTGTATTTGCCACACTTTGCCAATATTGATTAGCTTGGGCACGTTGTTGTTCAGCTTCTTGTTGTTGTTGCTGAACAAGCTGTTGTTTTCTAGTGGCTTGCGAGCGTTGTAACTGCTGAAGGTATACTTCAGCATTATCTTTTAGTATACCCGCGTCTTCATAGGCATCCGTCATTTTGGTTATAGCTTCATCATCGAAACCTTGTAACCGCATGCCATCTTGAATAATACGTCTTTGAATAGCAGTATTGTCATCTACTTGCATAGAGTTATAGTCTAACTCTGCTTGCTGTGCTTGGAAATACTTTAATGGATCTCCGTTATTAGCACGGTACTGAAAATACTCTCGTACGTCAGGATACTGGTCGAAAATATTAGCAAGCTGCTCTTCAGCAATCTTGTTTGCTACAGCAGATGTATACTTTTCGAGACCATCATAGTCATCGGTAAAGTTTCCATCTACTTCATAACCGAGTCGCTGAGTTAAGGTATCAATGATACCAGCTTCCTGTTCTTCGGGCTCAACAGGTGTTTCCGCAACTGGTTCTTCAGGTTCTGATACAGGTTCGCCCGTAGACGCTTCTTCAGGCTGCTGCTCTTCTTGAGGTTCCGGTTCTGGAGTTTCCTCAATAGGTGCTTCTGCTTCAGAAGTTTCTACGGGTTCTTCTGATTCCGTAGTTGTTTCCGGCGGCGCCGGAGCATTATCATTTAACCAATCGACTCCTTTCAGACTGTCGAGGCCAAGTTCTTTGTTTTCTGCCATCGTATTGAATGTAGGTTATATATAATATTATTCCAAGGATTTGTAAACCGTTATTTATTATCAGTTTTTCCGTCATTGTCATGATCGGTATCCTTGCTTGCCGCTTGGATCTGGGCAACTTCAATTTTATTAATGCGGTCTAACTCATTTTGAGCTGCATCATGCTGTTGCTCCATTTCAATTTTTTGAAGCTCTAGCTGTAACTCCGCTTGATTTTTCTGCTGCTCTTTTTCTTGAGCCATCTTTGCCATTTCACCTTGCTTCTTCTCTACCTCCTTGGCTAACTGCCGAATACGTGAGAAGTTATCTGCATCTAGTATCTCAGCAACAGAACTAATACCAACACCATTTTGAGCCATAGCTTGGAGTAATCCTCGCATTTGCTCCATCTTTTTATTCTCTTGGCTCGCGTTTTTCGCAAAGATGCCAAACTCTGATTCTTGGTATGATGCGCCCTCTATATCTATCCAAGCATTGCGATAGTCATCCGTGATGTAATGAACTTTCTTACCATTTCGAAATGCATGCTTGGACAAGTCTAGTAGTCCTTGCATCTCTTTCTGCTCAAACTTCTCGTATTTACGGAAGATCTCTTCTGTAATAGCCGTAGACTGAGCAATAGCATTTTTTGTTGTACCTGCGCCATCAGATGCCATAATCTGACCTTTACGCTGGCGAGATACACCAAGCAGTTCTTCCCACTCGGTCTTAATAGCCTCAAGTAATTGAATCTGTGCCGCCATATATTGACCTAAAGACATATCCAATACTTGGTATTGGTTAAAGCTTACACGCTCGTTATTCTTTCCCTCACCGGTAGAATCAATAAATGCAAAGCCTAATGCATCTGCGTAATACATGAACTTTTCTTCATCCCAGCCGTGACGCTTTGGAATGGTGTTCATTTCTATAAGAGCAATCTTGTCTTTATTCTTAGCTATGGTTAACTCTAACCTATAGTGAAACACGTTGTATAACACCTGATAGGGTAGACCCATAGAAACCACACTTACATTTTCTGTGTGGCGATTGCTATATGCGCGTCCGTTATAGGGCAGCTTGCACTTAGAAATGTTATTTAATGCGTTACGCTGACCTTCTACAGGGTTGATACCCACATAGATATCACCATCTATTTCGTAACCTTCCCACACCTCGTTAACCCAATACCATTCTACTGACTCGCCAGCCTCTCGGTCTGTTCGGTAGCTGTCATCGACAAGTTGCATTTGCTCTACACCGAATTCGTCAGTATAGGTTAACACGCCTATTTTTCTGAAGCTTTTCCAGCAGACATGCAGCACTTCGACGTATCGGTCGTTGTCTCCAAAGTTGTCTTCGATGCGTTGCAGGAAGGGAATAGCAAAAGAACCAGAGCGGTTCCGAGTATGATCTTCAATTTGATCAATCTCTTTGTCACTGAGTAAGTCATAAAATTGGTCAATTACAGCATTAGAGCTCATGAGCTGTCTGCGTACAACCCAGTCGCCATCTTCAATAAATTCTAGATCAGGGCTTTTGCTAAAGTCAATATCTAAAGGACTGACAATCTCATATTCCATGTCGTCCATGCATATGCCTTTATAGCTGTATACATATCCGCTAACAAGCCAGTCAAAAAAGCCTTTCTGAAGTTTATCCTCCATGTCTAAGTTGTCACGGAGGTAGTTAAGTACCTGCTGACCTACAATAGCTCTGCTATCCTGGTACGTAGCAGTCATGTAGTCCATGACTTGTTGAGGTGTTTTTGCCTCTTGTGTAGGTTGCCCTGTATCTACACCTTGAGCATTCAGCTCATTGATAAACTGCTGTTGCAGATTTTGAAGAATGAGCTTTTGCTGCTCTTCTTCTTTCTTGGTTACAGCATCTGCATTACTGACTGTAACCATAAAGTTATTTGGACGCGTAGTCTTTTCGCCCAGCAATAAGTCTACAACAGGTTTGATGATGTTGTAGTTACGCAGCTTTGCAGGAAAGTTACGTTTTTGGTGCCCTTGGCTGTTATATGGGTTGGTGACGTAGTTATAGTCAGTCTCTTGCATCTGACCATTATACGCCTCGTAGTACCGTAATAAGGAATGCTTGCCTGTAGCAGCAAACGTAGACTCTTTAATAAAGCCTTTAACGCAATCAATACCCCACTGCTTAGTCTTTTTTGAGCGAGGTACCTTTTGTTTAGGTATGTGATTATGTGCCATTAGACAAAAAATTCGCGGGAAAAGAACCCAGTATCTTGTACTTCCTCTTCTTTTGTTACTGGCTTATCGTACATATCCATAGCAAAAAACATTCCGATAAGTAGCGCTGATACACGGTCAAAGTTTCCCTGATCGTTCCATTTTATTAATTCATCGATTAAAGCGATATCGTATATGTTATGCAAATTGAGTTTCCACTCGTCATTAGCGTTTTTACTACGTTTATCTTTTAACCAGTCCCTTAAATATAAGACAGCCTGAGCTTTACGCTGCTTACTTCCCATAGAAAGTCCATAGTTTCGACCTAGGCTACGCGCTTTAAAGTTGTTAGATCTATCAAAAATCTCTACTTCTTCCATCAAACGATGTAAGTTTTTGGTACGCTTTGCATAAGGAATTACCTCACCTCGATCATTCTCAAACCCAATTTTAGCGTTATAGTATTCGCTCAGCATAAACAGCGTATCGTTATACTCGTCTTGAGTCTCGGGTCTACCTACATAGCTAGCTACAATCATATCATCTGGCTTGCTAAAGCTATTAGGGCGTTTGAATACATACGCAGATCCTAATGAATTACCCGTAGTAGTATCATGTGCATACGGGTCATGGGCTATAAAGTATAGATTACTAGGCACCGTGCCTGTACCATCTTTATATGGGCTTTGATATACCACTACGCACCCTGTAATATCGTCTCCTTTTTGGTGTGGAAACTTGATTACAGGACGTGCTTTATCAGAAGGTCTGAATCTAATACCACCTTCGCTAGGTATTAAAAACCCAGAAGTACCGATATTATCTAGTTTTTTTGATCGTACTAAGTTGCCTCGGTGTTCTACTAAAGCAGCAGTTGGGAACACGTTGCTGCTAGTTTGGAGAAAAGCTTCCCTAGGTTTCCAAGGGTATTCAGTAATGTGTTTATCATATACTCTCGCATCTTTCGACTCTGTTTTTATTCGCTCTCTTTCATTCTCCTCGTGAAACTTAGCTTTTTCGACAAGGCTATTGCCTGCCTTATCCATAAAGCCTACCTTATTTCGGAAAGAAGGGAAGAACCAGCCGCAGTGCGTACCGTCTCCACCGTCATCCCAAATGTTATTTACAGGCATAAGGTTATAGGGAGTAGGATTGTAGAACATTGACTCAAAGTCAATAGTACCTCCGTCCATATCACCACCTGTTCCGAATATGATCATTTGACCAGTTGTGACACCACCGTCTTCCACGGTCGGTCGCGTTGCCATAAACGTATTCTTGAGGTTCGAGAATGCGCCTGCCTCTTCAAAGATGACCAGTGTCGCATCTTTACCACGGGCCGCGTCGGGATTGTCCTTGAACGTAATCGCCTCGACCTCACTCTTATAACCTTTTTCAACGCCTTGTCCATTTAAGTATTCTAGGTATGATGCCTTCTTATGGTTCTGCTTATCAATAACAGTACGCCTTTTAGACCAGCCAGTATGCTCATTTAAGAAGTCCATATTGGCAGCTGCCATAGTCATTATGCCTTTGGGATAGAGGTATTTTTTGTCAAAGGCGCATAATAGCGTGTAGCTATTACGTACAGTATTATAGGTGTTGGTAGTAATGGCGGCATTTTTGTAAGAAAATCCTTTACGACGAGCTTTAGATACTATTAAATGATGGCCTCCATCGAGCCATCGATCTTCTATATCTGTACTAAGCTTAAGCTTATTCAGCTTTTCTCGACTGATACCATTACGGCTTATTTCCATAAGCCAGAAATACTCGTAATCTCCATCCCAGAAATGCGGAAATGCAATACTTTTAGTAGCTGCAGCTCCCTCTATTTGCTCTGTTAGCTTGATCTGACAGTAGTTTAAATAGAAATAGTGGTGCCCTGTAATAGACATATCGCCAACGGTATACCCGTTTTTACAGCGATCTAGCTCTTGTGTCCAATACTGATAGAATTCCTGGCTTCCTGGAGGAGCATCTGTATCAAAGC